CTAATTTAATTAATTGCTTATATGTTTTTGATATTTGTTTACTTGTTAATGTACTCATGCGTTACTCCAATATCGTACTGTAGAATCATCCCAATTAAAATTAGCTTGTTGCCATTCTAAATTTCTACCACCTGTATCAGGTCTTGGGTTTTGTATTACTGGGTTATCTCTTACATCTGCTATTCTATTTTGTGGATGGTTTTTTAAATCATATGCACCATCAAAACATGTTGGACAAACTAATGTATTATAGCTACTTAATTGCATAATTCTATGTGGATAAACAAAACCACAACAATCGCACATAGCTCTTGCATTACGATTAGATGCCATTAAATATATCCTATTTTAGGTTTAATAAATAAACTTGCTCTTTCTCTATCTTCTTCCATAGCAAAATTTAATTTTTCTTCATAGTTTGCTTTTAACATTTGTATTCTATCCATTGGTATACCAGGTCTTTTCATTGCTAATTGATATGATAAACCACATGTTAATGCTGGTAAAAATCTTTTAGGCATATCTGCATTTTGTCCAGCAGATTTATTTACATCTTCTAATTGATTAAACTTTTCTATATTTAAAACACCAGTAGAATTATCTGGAGTTGGATATAACATTATAGTAGGATTATCACGATCACGTTGAATAGCATATTGAGTTGGTCTACCTGATTGATTTTTATTAGGAACATTATGATATTCTTCTCGTGATATTCTTTCTAATGCTATATCAGTTCCTGATACACTTGTTGAATATGTAATAGCTAATGCATCTATTGTAGAATCTGATAAAGATACTGAAGCTACTGTATCAGTTACAGTTACTACAGTTGTATTAATAGACCATAAACAAATACCTCTGTTTTGCCAATCAGTTAACATTAAGTTAATTGATCGTCTAGCAGAAGCAGGTGTATGACCTAATGTTTCTTCGCCACCAATCATTTCAGTAGCTTCTTGAATTACTTCGTCTATATCTAAATTAAAATTATATGTACCTGATGTTGCCATTATTTAAAACCTTTAATCATAACAAGATGCAACTAAAAGAGTACCACCATGTTTAGCAGCAAATGTTTTTACATTTGTGGGTTTACCTCCTACACCTTGTGCTTTTGATCTTTTTCTTTTTACTGCAGATGTTTTTTGTGATGCTGTCATTCTTTTTGCTTTTGCTAATGGAACACATTTAGGATACTTACGTTTAGAACCTTTAGCAGATTTTCTACCACAAGGTTGATATTTACCATCTTTCTTAGGTGCTCCTATATCTACCCATTTTTCTTTTACCCATTCACGTAATCCACCACCTTTAGCTTTCTTAACTTTCTTTTTACCACCTGGTTTTACTTTGCCACTACATACTGCTGATGCATACATATTTGCATATGCTGATGGATATACATCAAACTTTCTTTTAGCTGCAGCTTTTCCTTTAGGACAAAGTTTTGCCATTATTTCATTTTTTTTCTTATACTAGCTAAAATTTTAGCTTGAGCTGCATGCATCTTGGATGCTTTATTTAAAGCAGTAGTTATTTCTTTTAACTTACTTTTTACTTTACCACCATCTTTAGCATAACCCATTTTATTTCTAACTTTACGTGGTAATTTTTTTAAACCAGGATTATTAGGTTTCTTTAACATTTAGCATCTCCATCTTTTTCTTGCTTGTCTTAATCTTGAATTAGGATTCTTTGCAGCTTTAGGAAACTTTTTCATTTGTCCTGCAGAACGTGCACAATAACTTTTTCTTCTTGATGCACGTTTACCTGTAGGACTTTTTTCTGTTACTGCAGTTTGTAATTTACTTCCAGGATTTTGCCTTCTATATTTAGCAACTCCTTTCTTTGTCATGCCTGCACCTTTTTTAGTTGGTCTTTTATAACCACCTTTTATGGTCAAGCCTTTCATATTACTTTTTTTTCGTGTAGCCATTACTTCTTAACTAAACTCCCACCAAAATATAATCCAATAATTGCTGACATTAAATGTGTATCAAGTGGTGTAATAATAACACCATTAAATACTTTATCCATAACTACTTCTTTTTTATCTATTAAGAACCAAAAACCAGGTTCAAACTCTGTCCATGTAAGAACAACATTTACATCAGTAAATACTGGAACTAATTTAGGAAATGCAATGATAAAGAATACTGCTGTTAATGCAATAATTCTACGTGTCCATTGAAATCCTTTGTTGTCAAATTCTCTTGCTTTGTTAATTTCATCCATTTGAAACTTACCTCTAGCAAGAAGCATTTTCTGTTGATTAGCTCTTTCTTTTGCTTTCTGTCCCCAAATGGTCATCATACCACCTAGTAAACTAGAACCTAGCATTGTAAGCATTTCAACAGGTAGACCAGCTAACATTAATTAACTCCTATTTCTTTTTTTCACTCATCCAAAATCCTGCAACACCTGCAACACCACAACCAATTAAACAGATTGTTTGCCACATAGGATTAGGAACAATGATACCACCCATAGCACATACTGCTGCAATAGCAGAATATGATGATGGTTCTTTTAGTCTTGACATAATCTTATCCATGTATTTTTCCTCCATATTGTTTAGCAACCATTTGTTGCCCTGAATTGTCTACTTTGTAGACTTTACCACCCATAGGTTTTTTTACAATATTTTTATATACTTTACCACCCATAGGTCTTTTTACCATTTTTTTACCATACATATTTTGCTCTTCCTTTTTAAATTTTTTATAAACTTCTGGTTCATTAATAGCCAGATAAGTTTTTTGTTTTGTAGATTTAAAAGGCACTACTTATAGCCTTTACCATAGCCACGTAGTGCAGCTCCAACTCCTCTAGGTGTACCTATTTGACCTCCAGATTTTTTCTTAATAACTTTAGAACCATATTTTCTTTCAGTTATACCTAAAGATTTTAATTCTTCTAATTCAGTTTTAGTTAATTTTTTACCACGACCATATAATAATTCCATAATATTTTCTGGTATATCTGCATATTGTCCTATATCTTTTGTTTCACCTTTTTTAGTAACACCAATAAGACCTTGTTTTACAAGTCTACGAAACTGTGCTTTAGACATTTCTTTTCTTGAAGGTGGAATATGTTTAGATAATAAACGACCTCTTGCATCTCTTTTACCACCACTTGTTTTAGGTGGTGTTTGATCTTTAGATGTTTCTCTTGCAGACTCTCTTACTTCTTTTTTAATAGCAGCTTTTCTCTTTTTAAAAGCAGCATCACTTTCACCTTTAAGTCGTGTAATTTTATTAGGATCTGTTCTTTTTACAACCTGTTTCTTTTTTACTTCAACTTTCTTTTTAGGTCTACCTCGTTTAGATTTACGACCACGTTTAACAAGTTTTGCACCTTCTTTTATTATTTTTCCTATTGGCATAATATTAACCTTTCTTATAACCTTTACCAAAACCACGAAGAGCAGCTCCAGTTCCTATAGCTCCACCATGTTTACGTGCTACAGTATTTTTATAAACTTTACCACCCATAGGTTTTTTAACTATAGGTCCACCTTTTTTACGTGCCATAACTCTATTAATAATATCTATATCATTAGCATCAAAAGAATCTTGAATGAGTTCTCTATTATCTCTAACATTACCTTTTAAACTTAATCTATCTGCTTCTGATAAACCATTATTAGCTCTAAATTTTTTAAGAAGATTTTTAACTCTTGATATTACAGCTTTATTTTTTGGTGCATTACTTTTCATCATACGTGCAGCACTACCTTTTTTTTGTGCTATATCTTGTTCATCTCTACTAGCACCTGTAAATCTTTTTTGACCAGATCCTTTACCTGTTTTTGCAATATCTCTTGGACCCATTTCTGCTTTTTTTGTTTTTAGTTTACTTGTAGGTGTTTTTACAACTCTTTCAACTATTTTTTTAACTAGTTTACCAGCAGCCATTATTTTACTCCAAGATTTGAAACTGGTTTTGTACTCATTTCAAATGATTCTCCTTGAGGATAGTCAGCATCAGATACAGCTTCAATAGGTCCTTTTACTTGTGGTCCTTTACGTGCTGCTCCATATCCTTGTCCTGTAGGAACACCATTGATGTCACTTAATTTTTTATTAATAGCTACTCTACCTTGTGCACCTATTATTTTGTCGTTATTATAAGTAGGCATTACTTTCTCCTTTTAATTTTCTTTTTCTTTTTATTTGGTTTAGTTACTTGTTGTTTAATATTAGTTCTGCTAATTGGCATTAATTAGCTCCTTGAATAACTGTATTAGGTCCACCTGTAGGACTATTAGCTGATTGCATATCATCTTGTCTAGTACGTCTTGCTTGATTACGAAGAGCATCTATTGAATTTTTGTACTTACCTTCCCATGCTTGAAGGACTTGAAAATCTTTTATAAAATAATTTGCTTCTATCATACATGCTGCAAATAAAGCATTATAACAACTTTCACTAAAGTAGTTAGATGTTGTTACACTTGTACCTGTAGCACTTGCTAAACCTAATGGTCGTTTTGTATATTGTATTTCACCTGCAACTGTAGATGCTGGAGTAGGTACAATATAAATTTGTGAATTAGTTTTTCTTGCATAGTATCTTGGAGTACCTGTAGATGCACTTACAAATCCCCAATAATCTATTGCATACTCATAAGATCGTTGTAATAAATTTGTTTTAATATTTGTTGCACTAGCTGTATAATTTACATTACGCACTACTAAAGCTCCATCAGGTAAACTAACAACAGGATTAGATGCTGATATAGCAACTGATGCATAAGTATCAAGAGCTACATCATCTAATTCTTTTATTAGACGACCTTCTGCTTTTTCAACAAAATAAGGTATTTGAGTTTCAAATTCTGACGAATCATTTTCTATTGTATTAATGATGTCAGTTTTTAAATATGAATAGTTAGGCATATAATTATCCTAATACTAGAGTTACACCACCTGCATCAGGTGTGCTTACACTTACTGTGCCTTCACACTTTACTCCTACTTCACCCATATAAATATCTGCTGTGCCACTTGCAGCAACTTGGAATTTAATTTTACTTCCATTTTTATCACCTATATCAAATGTACCAGCGACAGTAGAAAAAGCATGTACAGCAAGAACACGTGTTACATGAGGTAAAGTTACAGCAATAGAATTTCCTGCATTATCTGTAGTACTCACAACTTGTGGAGAAACAATAACACCATCACCTGACTTAAAAGCTGTAGTTATATTTGTAGACATATATCTTTCCTTATAGTATAGAGGAGGAGAATATCTCTACTCTCCTCCAATATTTATAATTAGGCTCCTTGATTTCCAAACCAAC